CTCTAGCCGCTATATCTTGCTTTTCTCCAGCCTCCATTATGTCGTCTATAGTTTGTTGAACAACTCTATCTTCGAAAGGATTATAGAATTGTTGCGTCATATTTGGATCGTAAGCACCTAATGTGCCTCTCAGTAAATCTTCTGATTCACCTATACGGTTTCCAAACTCGTCTACTGCACCTGTCGCTACACCTCTAGCTTGTTGTATGCCAGATAGGGCATCACCCAAACCTAAACCGTATTGCTCTTCGGCTCTTGTAAAGTATGGATCTTGTAATTGTTCTGCTCTTCTAGATTGTGCTATAGCTTCATCTATCAAGCCTTGTTGTCTATCAAAAAACGGTTGAAATGAACCAAGACCTGCTTCGGCTCTTTCTCTTGCTAAAGTCTCTAATCTATCTAAACCAGCAGTTTGTTGTAGAGGCACATCAGTACCGATAAGGTTTGCACCTGCTTGCTGTAATTGATTAAAGAATCCAGGAGTGCCTTCGGTACCAAAATATAAAGCCCGTATTAACGGGTCCGTAAGAACTTCAGCGGTACGTTGTCCCTGAAGTACAGGATCTATTGTTTCAGCCATTATGCCATACTCCCAGATTTGTTATATTTCTCAAAGGTTTCCATCAGATTAGTCATAACGTCTACACCCTTTTCTCTATTAGGTTTACTAGCAGCTATCAACTCAATACCTTTTTTTGTTTTGTTGAACTTAAATCCACCCGCTCCATTATTAGCTGCGGCTGTCATTACAAACTCACCATCACTAAGCATAGCTGGTATGTCATCAGATGTACCTGTTCCTGGGCCAACTGATTCACCACCTTGACGCATATCAAGTTCTTTTACAGCCATACCGCCTTCGTTGAAGTATTGTCTGCCAAATCCTATTGGCCCACCAAAAGCCTTCTTAGGTCGTATCCCTAAGTCAAATCCTGCAAATACAGGCGCTGGGTTAAGATCTGGTCTTTTTGATTGTCTTATGTCAGTTAAACCACCTTCAGTCTTCTTAGCTGCATCTTTAACTACTTTACCGTATAACAAGGCAAGACCAGCCATCTTGGGATCTATACCGCCAAAGCCGGTACCATCCCCAGATCCTCCACCAAGAAGATTGTAAATGCCACCACCTCCAGGATCTAATCCTAACTGATCGTCCATAAACTCTTGTATCGGATTTTGTTGACCAGGAGTACCGCTTATCATTCTACTTAAAAAAGATTGGCTAGATGTGGTGCCTGGTATATTTATTGTTTGTCCTGCCGATATAACATTAGGATCTGTAATGTTTGGATTAGCTTTTAATATTGCATCTACAGTAGTGTTATTGTCTTTTGCTATTTGTGAAAGAGTATCACCTGACTGTACCGTAGCGGTAGTTGGTGTGGCTTGTCGCATGAAGGGATTAAATCCTGCTCCACCTGAACCTACAAGTTGTCCTGTTGTGACATCAAATTTTTGACCAGTACCACCCAACAATCCACCATATCCTTGTTGTTGGTCGCTAGCTATACCTTGTAAAACGTTACTACCGTAAGCTAATGGTGAAAATTCAGTAACTATATTGCCAGCAGCGTCTTTAACTATATTACCTGCGGCATCACGTTTGGCGACCTGACCAATATTTTTAAGAGAATCTACAAACCCTATATCTTTGAAACTACCAGATTTAATTGCTTCTATTGCGCCCTCTTTTCCAAATAAACTTTGCCTACCACCAGCTGCTAATGTCATGATGTCACCAAGACCGCCCTCCCCTTTTGCTAGTTTGAGAGCTGCGTTACCCTTTTGATATACAGCGGCAAACGGTTGCCAAGGGCCAGGTATAACAGCTGCAATAGGTGCAACCTTTTTAACTACCTTTTTAACGCTTTTAGCTATCTTTTTTAAAAAACCAAATTCTGCTTGCCCTGTAATAGGGTTGATAGACATACCCTCACCAACAACATATTCGTTAGGATCTAGACCTACAGCGGCCATCTCCTTTCTAATTATTGATCTTGTCTTGTCAGATATGACTGGTGGGACCACCATCTCGCCTGGTGCAACATGAGCCATAAAGCGGTCTTCGTTACGCCCCAGGGCCGCTAAACCTGTTCCTGAGTTATCTACTATAGCCATTTTTAAATTCTACCCTATTCTTCCATACATTTTAACCAAAATACAAGTAAGTACCTATTTCCTGATTTTACTGATAAGCCCCTATGCATATGAGTAAAGCTCGGAAATATTAGAGCGTGGCCTGTAGGTAATGGTTCTACAACTCCACGATTTAAAAACTCAGTTCCTCCCCCTTCATAATCACCCGTATTTAGGGGGACAACCATACTAATGTCGGCACTTGCATCATGATGCCAAGCACCCTGTTTTTTATCCTTTAAATTATAATTAGCTATTTGAATTCCGCCACCATTTACGTGCCTATTCCAAATACTTAAAAATATCGGATTACCTATAGTATATATTGTTTGGAACAAAGAGTTATATATTTTTGGACAATTATCCTGAAACGTTATTTCAGGTATTTGCCTTAATACATCTTCCTCTGGATTAGGAACAAACCCATAATAATCCTCTAGATTACGCATTTCATCTAAAAGTATGGAGCAAAACTTTTCAGAAAAGAATGGAACCGTATATACGTCTTTTAACGGTTCTTTTATAACTTTGTGTAATTCATTCTGAGACGGATCGTAATTACCTTTGTTTTCGTAAAAATCTATTATGTTTGGTAAAGAGTTTTTAACCGCATCAAATGTACCTTTATCTATATACCAATCAGCAGGATGTTCTAAAAGTATGTTTTTAGTTTGATATTCTTGTAATTGTGCTGTTTCAGACATTAATTGTTATATCGCCATTTGTTTTGACATCAACTTTACCAACAGAGGCAGTCATTTCAAAACCAAGGTCATTTGTTCTTTCGCCTATATCTACCCATTTGTTACCAGTATAGACCTGTAAAACACCTAAAGTGGTGTTCCATATAATAGATCCGGCTAAAAAATTAAGAGTTGTTTTGTCTGCGTCATTAACTTGTCTGGTTTGATCTGGATCTACAGCACCTAAGTTAATTTCTAATATTCTTACTAACCTGTTGAAAGTTTCTGGGCTAACATCTCCTGTAGCAATAGGTAGCTGAGTTTGTAATATTTTGCTCATCTTTTGCCATCAGGCCTTGTATCTATTCTAGTAGCTCCTAATCTCCATCCAATATCCAAGTTACCATTATTGGTTGCATCATCATCAGATTCAAACCTTAAAACCATTTGTCTTGCCCTACCCCTTACATAAGCTTGTGTAGTTGTTTCGGTTATTGCATTTGTAGAATTTGTAGTCAAAGAATCTCCAGGAAAGTTTCTTGTCTTGACCACTATATTTACATTACCTGCGTTGTTATTTTGTAAAAACTTAAAATCTGGAATGATCCTTCTTATAAAAGTAAATTGTTCACCATCACCTAAATCAAAATCAGAACTTTCAATAAACACATTTGTCATAGGGGATCCATCATCATTAAATCCAGTTTCTTGTTGATATAAGTAACCTCCATTTACAGCTCTTGGATAATTCACAATACCTGCATCTAACCAAGCTGTTCTTGTTAGAGATCCATAAATCCATAAATTTTCTATATAGTTATAAATAACATATCTGTCTATTTCTGTAGAGTCAGCTGAACAATAAAACCATCCAACTTCATTTTTATCTGAAATAGTAAACGCATGAAATTTAAAAGACTGTCCTAAGTTAATATCACCAAAAACATAATTATGAACGGTACAAGGAATAGTTTGAACACTACCGTTGTAAACATAAAAATTATTGTAGCTCATCCAATATATGCCTTGAGGTGCTGTAACGGATGCTTTGGGTCCAACTAAACCTATACCTTCATTAATTAAATTAACTGCAAAGGTAAATGGAGGGCCAATAAACTGCATACTGTAAAGAGCAGTATCAGTCCATATCATTATTTCCTGTCTTGATTTAACAGCTCCTATTATTGAAGATCCTGAAGATAACCTTAGAGATCCTGCTGTATTTGTATTAGTAGGTTCAAATTCCAATTCATTTTCTTGATCGCTAAACGCTATTAACATAGGATCAACCGTACCTGTCCTTGAAGTACCTGATACGGGATCCGCACCCAAGACTATTAAGTGCCTGTCCTTTTCTGAAGTAATAACTTGCAGACCTACGGTTGGAACTTGATTGGCACCAGTAATACCAGATAGCTCAACTGCTCTAGTGCCTACTCCATTATTTTCTACCCATTTATAAATACCACCCGCTCGTGGATTTATAATTAAATCCTCTCCAAAATTATCATGTGTCCATAATCTTAATTGGTTCGTTAGGCTTAAAGCACTTGTACTACCAAATGTTCCTGCGCCCCAGCCATTTATACCCCAACCTGTACCAGCAACATAAACATCTAGTCCCACATTTATTTGATAGGTGCCAACAACAGAAGATCCTCCGTTGCCACTATCAGAGGCATTTGCAGTAACCGTTGTTCCTGAAGTGTCTTTTGCTTCTATTGTATAACTATTGTCATTTACTATAGTTGCTATTTGATATTCTTGATTTAAAACGGCTGCTGTTATATTACCCCCTAAACTAGATGCTCCAGAAAAAGTAACAAAATCATTTTGAACTGCCCCATGGGCTGTATCTGCAACGGTAATTGTTGCATCTCCATTAGTTGCGGAAAATGTTACATCACCAGCAGAAGTAGTACTTCTTATGGGGGTTACATCATTAAAAACTCCACCAGCTTCAATATAATATTTTAGATGAGTACCTATTCCAAGGTATTTTGTACCTCCTAAAGAAACCCAAGGATGTAAAGCTCTGGCCGTACCTAAATAAGTATTACTTGTAAGTTTACTCCAACCACCAAACTTTTCTGGCCTGCCTTTTCTAAACCGTACCAAATTACAATCAAACCAACCGCCTTCATTATCATAGTCGGTACCTTCTCTATAAATACCTGGTCTGAATATTGTTTTTTGTAGTGCCATTTAAACCTTGCTCCATTCCTTACCTTCAAACAAATTAGCTTCAGCTTCTCTACGTTTGACCAATCCACCTAAGATAACACCACCAGCTTTATTCCATCGTTTTATTTGTTCTGGTACGCCGCCATAATCACCCTCGTTAAGAATACGTAACAAAGTAGATTCTTTTAGATTAGTTGGTCCTAAGTTGTATACCCAACAAACTAATGCATCAAACTGACATTGATCTAACGGCACCTTAACCATATCGTTGATATAACCTTCATACTCCGGCATTTCTTCTTGCAATAAATGTTCGGCTTCGTCCTGGTTAATTTTATCGCCATCTTTTACATCTTTTGTATGTCCGTAGCCAATTGTCCAAACTCCTACGGAGTCCTGATAAGCCTCTAGCTTACATCCTTCGTAGTTTTTAATTAAAGATATACCCTCTTCAGATATGTTCATATTAATCATCCTTGGGTGTGTTAGATGCCCCAAAGTAAAAACTAATAATAGCTGATGCTAAACCGCCCAAATATCCTAAGACTAGATTTATCAAAGCTTCTGAGTTTTGTTCTGGAGGCTGGATGGTGACTAAGAATATATAGCCCATAAATCCACCAATAACAGCAATACCTATAATTCTGGCTGTCCAATCTTTAGAAAAAGTTGATCTAGCGTTTTGTGTATCTTGTACTTCTAATTTAAATACATCCACTTCCAGTTCTTTCATTTTAAGTTCAAACTCAGCTTCAGCCTTTTTTAGCTCAAGCATTTGTTCAGGTGTAGCATTGTCTATAGCTTTTTGTATTTCTTTGGGTTCGTTTTTGCAACCCAATACATCTGCAATCATGTTTGCAGCCATACCACCCATAGGGCCTCCTAGTGCTGTACCCAAGGTTGGTGCTACTGATCCAACTAAGTTTTTAAGTAGTGCTTTCATATATCCTCCAAAGTAAATATTGGCTTAAAAGATTTTAACTTATTTAAGACGATCCTTGTTTAATTTTTATTGTACTAGAAGAACCGCCATTTACCTTAACCGTATTAACAACACCTGATTGTTCAAAAATAATAGTATAACTGCCAGAGTTATCAATATCTAATCGTAAAGAATTACCTACTATCCTTCTAAAAGATATAGCTTGTCCTTGAACTATAGTTGTAATTTGAGTTTTTTTATCCTGTCCTATTTCTGTGCCTGTAATATTTACAGACGTAGCCGATTGGTTTAATTGATCTTCTTCTTGTGCAAAAGCTAAAGCATCCAACACACTAAGCAAGTCTTCTAAAAAGTTTACGTCTAAGTAATCTATATCTAATTCTGTAAATTCTAAATCTGCTTCGTTGTCTAAAAAATTTTCTGACAAGTAGTCAATTTCTAGGTCGTTGAAGTCTAAATAATCTGCTGTAGTTTGTTGTTGCGTATCTTCTTGTAAATCTTTTCTAGGCTCTGGTGGGTTTACAATTAACATGTTGTCAATTAAATCTAGGGTTATATCCAAGATAACAGGCTTGGTAGGTGCTTGTTCATACACACTTGCTACCGTAGATTGATACGGTTTATTCAAAACTACCATACCCATAGCGGTTTCTACCGTTATTTCACCACTAGAAGTACCGTCAAGATTGGGTAACAAAATAACTAAAGATCTACCAAGTTCATCTACAGTTATTGTGAAATCTGTACCTCTAATCCCAACAACAGCACTATTCGTGCGTATCTTGATGTTCTTCTTAGGAACTTTATTAAGCTTGCCTGTAACAAATCTTGCTGTACCTTTTGCAAAGGTAAGAGCCATTTTGGATTTATCTGGGTTAGGATCAAACACGAACTCATCAATCAATACTTGTGAGTTTTCTGTTAGTCTTATTTGAGTATCATCAATAAAAGTGATACCCATACGGCCATTTGCAGTTTCTACTTTGTCATAACTTAGTATGCCAAAGTCTAATTCAGCCCCGTAGGGTTTATCTCTTAAAACTTGTGCGTTTCCTCTAAGCTCAGATATAGATCCTATATCAACAGACGAATGAATTTCCTGCGTCTGACTGAGTAACACAAACTGTGCCATTAGAGCCAGAAGAGGTAATCTTGAGCCAATCATTATCTGATGTAGATTCCTGATCTATATTAAAAGTTCTATCACTACCTGTATGATCTAAGTAGAAATAACCGCCAGCATACCCATCACCATCATAAGTTACAGTATTATCATCACCATCAATATCCATATAGTTAGTAGCGCCGTCTACATCTATAGATGCTGTAATACTGTTACCTCCACCCTGTATAATCCAATCTAAATCTAAATTTGCTGCTAGTGCAGTCATAGCATGATTAAGTGTCATAGTGTTTGTATTGCCCGTAACCTGGACATTTACGTTAGATCCATCAGCACCAGTTGCGTTTGTTTCGTCTGTAGACATATTAAAAGTGTTACTGTCACCTATAAAAGAGAAGTAACCTGTATAGTTATCTGCCCATATATCACCAAGAAACTTATTGGTTGAACCCTTCTGTAGCACATCTAGCGTCATGCTTGCACCATCTAAGTCTAATGGTGTCATGTTAGATGATCCAGCTGTAGCATCAGACCCACCAATAATGTTCCCGCCTCCGCCAACTTGTTCTATATCTAAGTTAGACGTAGCACCAGATTGATCTATATATACCTCGTTGTCTGCTGTCACCACATTCAAAGATATAAGTAAAAACAATAAGCTAACTACCGTTCTTTTCTTTCCAATAGCCTTGTTCATATCCTTCCTCTATTGTCTTTAAAACAGCCGTCTCGATAGCCATCTGTAAAGCAATATTTATAGACTCATTCTCTACCATACCGCTTTCAATTTCAACTAATTCAGTATTATTTGAATAAAATTTGAACACATCAGAAGAGATAGCAGCACTTAATATAGATTTAGTTACTAACACTTCTAGTAGTATTTTTCCTGTACTAACTGATACGGTACGCAAAGAAATTGTTACAGTATCTTGTCTATATTCTTTTGAAGCTCCAATACCTAAGTATCTTGCTCCAGCGCCACCAGATTTTGCATTACTTTCATACCCTATGACACCTCCTTCCATAATAAGGCCTGCAAATAACAAAGGTTTTACTTTTTGTTTTTCTTCAAAAGATTCTCTGGTAGTACGTATAATTTGTCTTTCTTTTGTTAAATTATCTAAACCTTTACGTTCTACTACTTCAAATACATTTGAGTGTTTTAAAGCTCTTATTAGATAGGCATCTGGGGATTGTGTTATCGCAGTACTAAAACTAGCGTACTGACTATTACTTCTTCTTTGTCCTGTTTGATCTGTAAAGGAAGTGGGGTATACAGCTACTACAGGTTTTTTTTCTGGCTCTATAGATTTTGATAAATCTGTTAACAAATAACCAATCTGAGCTGGCTCAATATTTCTAACTGGCGGTATGCCGTTATCTAAAGGCGGTATAATTAAAGAACAACTAGAAAGTAAAAGAACCGAGAGGTACAGTAATTTCTGTTGTGTTGCCTTCTTCATCTGTAATTATTAAAGTTACCTTATCGTCCTCTACTCTATATTCTATGGTATTACCTTCTAATTCTAATACTCCAAAATCAGATGCAGTTTCACCAAATAGACTATCAACCAACTGTCTGCTTAGTTGTGCATATATTCTACTCTCTAGGTTACGTATAAACCTAGCTAATGTTGTGTTTTCAGCTTCACGTTCTAATTCTTCTTGATAAGCTTTAATTTCTTCTCGTATAGCTTCTTTTCTTGAGAACTCTTGGTTTTCTATAGTTAGATAGTGACTAGATGTGCCAACACCTGAAAAACTAGGGTTCTTAAACTTATGTGTCATTTCATCTGCTTGTATCTGCTGAATAGCTACAACCAATAAAACTAAGGTCATACCTACAACTACAAATATACCGTCATTCATTTTCATCAATCTTTCCTCTGGTCGTCCCTATCAGCCTTTGCAATCTTGTTACTGTCTATTAATTGCGGTACACCTAATATAGTTTTGATAAGTGTGTCCTGACGTATGATCTCGTTATCAAGAGATCTAACTCTATCTATAAGAGCAACTAGAATCCCATGTTGTGAATCTAGCTTGGTACCAAGCCTTTGTTCCATTTGCTCTATTTGGTCAGCAACCTTATCGTCAAGCACGTCTACTTTATTTTCCATACCGTCAATAATACGGTTAATTAGTTTCCAAATAAAGAACCCCAGACCTAACGCAGCAGCTATAGGAAAGCCTACTTCGTTAATAAATTGAACTGCTTGGTCCATTAATCTACCGGGGTATGTAGACCTTTTTTTATAAGAATGTCCCTGTTACGCATGTGTTCAGCTTCTACGTCATCTTTTGATTGACCGTAGTAAGCTACTGCTAAATTGCATTTAACCATAAGTTGATTAATGTTTACCCCATCTACAACAACGTCACCTAAAACTCTACCAAACTTACCTCTAGAGTCTTTAAGCTTGGTTTGTATAACTACTTTCTCTCCTTCCTCTATAGCTTCTTTTAAGAAAGCTGAAGCCATTTTTCCTCTAGCCTTCTCATCTTTGTTACGAGTACGTGACTCGGGAGTATCAATACCATATAAACGAACACGAGACTTATAAAGAATATCAAAGCCAAGATCCAAAATAACGTCACAAGTATCTCCATCAACCACTTTTTCAACTTTACAAGAGTACTCATACATCAGATATACCTGGTAGCAACTAAGCAAGTTATTAATACAGGGTATATACCCCATATAAGTGCTTCTAGTCTTTTGAATTTTGCAGATCCTTCATCAAGTCTTTTTTCAATATACTCAAATCTAATAGCAGACTCTCTTTCGTATACTTTTAAAGATGTTAGATCAGAATCATCTACAGTCATTTGTCTTTTTTTACCCTTTTTGTAGTGTAAGCCTCATTAACATCTGGAGTAGATTTATCATCACCCACAAACTTACCGTCTTCGTCCCTGGCCCTAACTTTTACTCTTTTTGTGCCAGTTACTTTATCTACTAATTTACCCCACCAGCTCATCACTTATCCTTGGCCTTGCCGATATTTAAAGCTAAAAAATCTATTAGCTTATATAATTTAGCTAACCATTTATCTCCTTGAGGAGTTGGTGTAACCGCTGCTACAAGTGAAGCTATAGCTATAATAGCTGTTACCCACATAAATAAATTAATCCACATCATAGTTTTTCTCCTTCTGTTAATGATTCGTTTGAAATATTCCAACAATTTAAGTTAGATGCTACTGTTCTTCTTTCACCCTCACCTTTGAAGGGATATACCATGTGTTGCAACCAAGAAGGAAATACCAACACTTTGCCTATCTCTGGTTTCATTTCAAAATTTTGAGGCGGTCTTAACCTTTCCAAATTTAATAATTCATTTCTTCCATAATTAAAAGCAATATGACCATCACAATGTCCAGAGGCATTATATAAAGAATACTGTGGCGATCCAGCTACAGGTTGATCTAATATCTGCTGCGGTACTTTAGTCCAAGCAGTTGTAGATATTCCCATGATTGTTGCTGTGCCATGATCGTGTAAAGGATTGTAGTCTCCAGCGTAGCTATGTACTGACCAAGTTGCATCTATTTCTACTCTTTTAGGTTTAGTTAGTTTTAAACCTGTATAGTCAAAAAAGAAATTTATGTAATCAGAACCAAGGCTGCAAATAAATTCAGAGTATTCTTTAAGTCTGGGTTCGGCACTATCCAAAAGTAATTGTTCGCCCTGTGATATTTGTCCGATTAAAGTTCCAGCCAAAGACTTTTTATTTTTATCTTCTCTATATTCATCCAAATAATTATTAATGTCGTCAACCATATTTGTAGGCATAAATGCCTCCATAACATAGACACTAGGCATATTATGTACTGCTACTTGAGCGATTAGTCTTCTCCTATTACTTTAGTAATTGACGCTACTTGAGTATCTTCCTTGTTAGTAGTTTTTTCGTTATCAGAGGATTCTTCTTCTTCTAATTTTTTTGCCTGTGCTATAGCTGTTTTTCTTATAACTGCTACGCCTTCTAGCTCTGGACCTTTCCAGGCACCTCTTACCGAACCAGCATCAATAATTTTTACCACGTTTGCATAAAATAATTTATCCATGTTTTATCCTAAAGTTTTTTGAACAGATGTAGGAGTTTTTTGTTTTGATATTTTTGTTGCTATGACATTTTTTCTCGCCTCTAAATCATCTGCTGGCATAGTGGCTTCAACCCAGCCTTGTACTTTTGAGGCTGTTAAATCTGACCAATTTGTAAAATTAGATAAATCGGATATGTCTAAAACTATACTTCCATTCATAGTGTAATTTAAAAAATTACCATCTGAATCTTTATTGGTATCGTCTGTACCGGTTAGTTTCCAATGTACGTTATATACCACATTTGATTTACCGCTTTTTGTAGGGTAAACATCGCAAGTATTGACATCCCAAGTGTAGTTTATTGCCATAATATTATCCCTCTAAAGTTGCTACTCTCGCTTCAAGTTCTTGTATTCCTTTCACTAATACGGCTGTAAGATTACCATACGTTATGCCTTTCTCACCTTCTTTTCCTATAACAACTTCTGGAACAATCTTTTCCATTTCTTGTGCTATAAAACCTATGTCTGTAGAGCCGTCACAAGTTACAGTATATTTTCTAGGCTGTAAGGCTTTGATTGTATTTAGTCCATAGGATATGTCTTCAATATTTTCTTTGTATGAAATATCAGAAGCATTAGTCCAAGCACCCGCGTTACTCAAAGTAGCTGTATTGTTACTGCTCGCAAACTTGTGTATCCCTGTTGAGACTTCATGGGTTCTGTGTCTATAAGCATTAGTTCCTGTTTGACCAACTAAAACACCACCATTATCGTTTGATTGTACTGTCAAAAACGCACTATTAACGACAGTTGTGTTTTTTATTACCAAAGCATCGCCATCAACAATTCTCATAAATTCAGACAAGCCTGTAATGAAGGTCATAATATCGCCTGTGTGAACATACTCTAACTGACCTATTAAGTTGCTGTCATTATCTCCAAAAAATATTGAGCTATTTGCGTTATTTTGTGCGTTTATTTGTATTCCACCATTTGTAGAGTAACTGCCAACAATTAAATCATCCGTATTAGCGTGTGCTGATTCAGTACCACCAATATCTACTTGTCCAGTATTCAAAATAGTCATACGAGAAGTATTGTTGGTCCAAAATTTAAGGTAGCCGTTTTCTCTATTTCTTATAACAGCGTTAGCACCACCATCAAGAACACCTATTGACATACCATCAGATGCAGTTGCACCTCCGTCTTCTTGAGTTATATGAAGATAAGCATTTGAAGTTGCATCTGGTTGATGTAAATGTAAGACAGAAGCACCCGCCGCAAAGTCAGAATTTGTACCTATAGCAACATAATCTTTTTCACCATTTACAAATAAAGTGTTAGCGTTTCCATCTGTTTCAACTCTTAAATCTAAGTTCTTGCTATTATCATTAAATACAGTTTCAGTAGCATCCATCAATACTCTTGAAACAGCAGTACCAGCTAATATTACATTTGTTTCTATACGACCATCTTCTGTTCCATCAGACGCATCTACAATCCTAGCTTCTTGATATGCGTAAGATACTTTTTGGTCAGCATCATTTTCACCCTGAAAATATATTTGACCTAAAACATCACTATCGGCTGGACTACTAGAGTTTCTATAAAGGACCATCCCTGGACCTTCATTAGCATCAGCATCAGTCGAAACTAAACTTAAATTTATACCATTATCTGATCGTGTCAGAGTCATTTCAGCAGAGGAAGTTATACTTCCATCTACTTGTAGTGTTGAAGCCATATCTACAGCACCATCTATATCTACTACGTCTAGGTTAGTTGTGCCATCTACGTCTAAATCGCCATTAAAGTCGCCGTTACCTGTAAGTGTTAAAGCTCCACCGATAGACACATCATCTGTAACTGTTAGATCGTCTTCAACTTTTAGATCTACTGTATTTAAACTAGCAAAAGCATCTGTTACTGCTGCTCCACTACCAGCACCATCTAAATAAACGGCTTTTACATCGCCAGCTGGTATGGTTACGTTAGCGCCTGTGCCTTGTGAAATTATTATGTTTTGAGATCCGCTTGTTCCATTTTCAATAAAGTGCATCCTGCTCATGGTGTTAGGTGCAATCGTGATAGTACAGGCCGAGTCTAATGTTCCTGTGTATTTGATATACATAGCCCTACCAGGATCTGTAGATCCATCGGCTACAGTAGTAGTGTGAGTATCTGCGTTTGTAGTTATTGCCTCTGTACCAAAACCTAGTGCTTCACCAATCAACTCTAAATTGGTATTCGTGCTTGTTCCCCAAGTTCCTGATTCATCACCAGTAGCTATTTCTTTAAGTCTTAAATCATTTACATAAGTAGCCATTAATATCTCCGTTCAATTGATTATATTACCTTTCTTGTGGATAGTTAAGCAACATCTTCCCAGTTAGGTGTTTGAGCCTCGTTAATTGAAGTAAAGTTGGATGTTTGTGAATCATCAATAAGTGACCACACTAAAACTGATCCTACCGATCCTGTTGCGCTTTGTCCTGTAGGAAATGCGTTTGCCTCTGCATCTGTTGTTACAGATCCCAAAGCACTTGTCGCAGCTCCTAGTGAGACTGATATGTTGTTGTTAGATATAGTGGTTGCAGTACCTAAAGCACTTGTTGCGGCTTGGCCTGTTGGGAATACATTTGCCTCACCATCAACTAATACTGATACAGACCCTACTGTACCAACTGCACTAGGACATACAGCTACGGCCTGTGCATTTACACCTACTCCAGATACACCACCTGTTGCAGATTGTCCTGTGGGAGTTACATTAGCTTTTGCTACCGTAGATACAGTACCTAATGCAGATGTAGCGGCATTAGGTGCAGATATTTCAACAGGTAAGGCAGTTCCCCAGGACCCTTCGCCCCAAGTTCCGCGACCCCAACCGTTAATATTAGCCATAGGCTACTAAGCTATTCTTATAATAGCCGTACTTGCTGCTGCCGCAGGGAAAACTACTGTAAAGTCTCCAGCGGTTGATGTTTTATCTCCACCAAAATCAATAGTAGCTACTGAAGCATTAGTTGCGGAAGAGTTATAAATCATACAACCTCTAGCAGTAATGGTAGCTGTTCCAAACGTCAAATCAGCAAAATCAGTAAATCCTGTAGTGCCGCTTGAAGTAGGATCTACTCTAGTTAGGTTAGCCCCTCCAGATGTGTAATTTGTACCACTAGCTTGCCCTGTTGTGGTAAAAGCTGTAGTTGTAGCACCTAAAGTAGCAGAACTGGTATATAAAGCCAGTTTAAAAGTACCTCCGCCGCTATTTTTGAAATTATGCACACCTTCAAGAAGTTGTTTTTTAAAACTTGTAGTTAAAGTTGATGTTATAGCCATATTTATATCCTTTTTACAATTTTAGCTACATCTTCCTCTCCAGCCGTCACAAGCTCTTGAATTAAGGTAGCCTTATAGGATTTTATAGCATTACGTATATAAATCAAACTAACTTGGTATATCAAATCTTTGTAGGCTTTAGCTTGTTCTTTTATATGTGGATCTTCACTATCACTTGAACTTACAATTTTTTCTGTAAGTCTTTCTGCCCAAAACTCAGGAGGATGACCGCCGTAGTTACTTGTTTTAGCTTCTATAAGGCCTAAACCTGGCATTCCTGCCGGAGTTACTTCATCTACCATTTTTTAGGCTCTACCGGTTTTAGATGAGAATCATGCCTATCTATTAGCATAGGCTCTTGTTCTTTTTTTACTATTTCTAAATCGTTAATACGCTCTAATTTGATTCCTTCTTCGTCTACTAAAATAATGTAAGGATTTTTTAACCTATGATAACCGTATAGTTTTTGCTCTGCTGGTACATCTGTATCTAATAGTCCAGAGGTATGTGCAACTTCAACTTGCATACCAGCAGATATACATTTACTTAGCCAAAACTCTACACAAGCTCTTCCTGCTTCAGCAAAATGCAAATTACCTTTATAAGAAAAATCTACTCCAAATAATTTTAAGTTAGCAACTTCATTCCAGTAAGCAAAAGCAACTGCGTAGGCAACTGTATTGTTTAAATAATGGCAATTAGAATAAGAAACCACTTCTTCTAAGGGATATTCAACTAAACCAGGACAACGATCATCTAACTCACAAGTGTATATTGGACCCTCATGATTTTTTAAAAGATCTGCCATACTGTCAGTTTGGCCGCCTGCATCATCTGTATCTAAAAACCTAGATGCTGGATCCATCATAAATACTCTGTCGTGAAATATAACAGACCCTACGCCATTTATAGCCCACACTTCGTCAAAATGTACCCCATGAGATTTTGCTAAGTTGTAGTCAAACCAGCTTTTACCCA